CCATAAGGATGTTGATCAAAAGGTACAGTCATTACCTTTTTTCCATTAGCTAATTTAAATACTGTTCCGTCTTCCGCTAAATTAAGTATTCCAATTTCAACAGCTCTATTAGCTAAATTTCTAAGCTTTATATCTTCGTCGTTTGACAATTCTATAAATAACTCAGGGTCATTTTTAGCAAATCTATAAGCGTCTCTTTTTATTTCTTTTGAAGACATACCTGAAACTGCTGATCCTAATTCAGTTCGCATTATTGCTTCTAAATGTTCAATGTCTAAAGTTCTAGCTAAATTTAACGCTTCCAACTCCAACTCTTGCATTTCAATTTCATCGACCGCTTCGGCAACTTCGTCTACTTCTGTCCAAAGTAAACCTGCTTGCGGGTGATATAAAGAAAGTAATTTTTGTAAAGACTGTTGTTGTTTAGGAACTTCTAAAATTCCATCTAAAAATATTACATGCCCTAAAGTAACATAGCCTTCTTGCTCGTCTACAAATATAGATTTTTGATTTGTAGCATATCGTATTTCTTTATTATCGCCGTTTTCTTCATCAAACCAAAAAAGAGGTTTTCTTAATGTATGCTTTGATTGTATAGTCCAGCTTATAGGAGATTTATTTCCAGAAAGCATATAGACTCTATCTTTTATTTCCCAATTTTTTTCAATTGGCCTAGTTTTAATTTTTGTTGTCATGATATAATATAATAAAATTAAAAAAGAGGGTAAGGGGCAGCATAGCCGCCCCATCCTCTAATAATGGTTATGCTTTAAATAATACAAAGTTATTAGCACCTTGTACAATTAAACATCTTTCAGATAAATAATGCATTCTCATTTCATCAATTGGAGATGAAGAAGCGCCACCTACAGATCCAGTAACCCAAGACTTCATTTTTCTGTTTTCAGTTTCAGAAGCTCTATATCTTATATGCAAGAAAGGTCTTTTAATATTCTGTCCAAGATTTTGGTCATATACTGTTGAGGTACCAGCAGGAACTAATACACCTTCAATATCTTTAAAACCACCTCTTGTTGAGAAATCATTTAAATATTTCCAATCTGTTTTATAAAAATCATAAGAACCTCTTCTGTATCCAGTAAATCCTAGATTAAGAGCCATATCCTCACTGTTGTTAAATACACCAAAAGAAGTACCTCCTGAGTATCCGCCATTTTGTTGAGCAAGAATATCATCAATTTCTAAAGAAAGATCTCTACCTAAGAAAAGCATATTTTCTTCAATAGCACCTTGCTTGTCTAATTGCTTAAGTACTGCATCAAAATCAGTTAGAGCACCACCAGAAGATTGTGCACCAAAGTCAGAATATACATTACCTCTTGCTTCAATAGCTTCAAAGAAACCTTCTGTACCTCTAGCGGTAGCAGTGATATTAGAATCATAGAAGTTTAATGTAGCTCCGGTATTAAGTTGTTTAACACCTTCAACCATAGACATTTCTAGGTAGTCTTCCCAACGTAATCTGTTTTCATGCTCAGACTTCATATACCACAAATATCCAGAAGCTCCGTTTTCAGAAGTTACTTCAATCCATCCAATTTGTGCTGTATCAGAACCGTTAATTGAATAGTGTTCTTTAAGAATAATTGGTGAATTAGTAAATGTAGCATAGCTAGGATCTAGTTTTTCATCAAAGTTACCAGTTCCTTTTGCAAATTCAGATCCATAAGCAAGAGCTGTAAATCTTTGCGCTGTAGTAATTGCTGGAATTCCAGTTAAAGCTTTAACTTGGAAATAGTTTCCAGATACATTAGTTACAATACCTTTAATAACAGCTCCAGTTCCACCTACTGCAGAAGTTGCAGAAGATTGAGCCTGAATCATAACCGTTTGTCCTTTACGGAAATTAACAGCTGTAGTCCCTTGAGTTGTAATGCCTAAGCTAGTTGGTTGTGCTGTAGGAACATTAAAGTTCAATACAACTCCACCTGCTGAAGAGGCACTAGCAGTACCGGCAGTAGTTCCTGTGGTGGGCATTGTAGCCGCAGCACTTAAATAGATAGCATTTGCATATCTTGTGTGTAATCTGCCTTGCTCAGTCCAAATAATTTGGTCTGAAGTAGAAGGCATTTCTGCTGATACCATACGAAGGAAAGAACCGATAGATCTGTTTCCATATCTTTCAACTTCTTGTTCGTATACATCAGGTAAAAATTGTTGAGCCCACATGTTAAATGAGCTGTCTGTAAAATCAATATAGTTACCAGCATATAATGCTTTGCTTTGCGTTGGTTGCAATGCAGCTGGTACTCCACTTGTAAAAGCCATTTTTAATAATTTTTAAATTGTTATTTTCTCCATTTTATTCGCAATTTATCTGAAGAATCACTTTGAACAACTTTAACTTTACTATCACTTTGTGGAATTGGCGAGCCGTCTGCTCTTGGTGTCATATCAATATTTTTTGACTTTGCGACATTTTCTTTTATAGCGTCGGCACGGCCTTGCTCGTAAAAATGGTTTGCAATTTTGTCGGCATTATTTGCTGTAAACAATGCTTTGTGATACTCCCCTGTTCTTTCCATAAAGCCGTCTTTATTTAAAAACGGCTGAATAAAGTTTTGAATTGATGATTGTGAACTTTTAATTTTTTCAGTATTATCAACTTTAAATCTGTATTTTTTTTCTCCAACTTTAAAATCAAAACCTTTGAAATTATTTTTGAAAAAATCTTCGGATTTTAGTTCAAACACTTCTTTTGCTTTTGTTGCTTTTTCTTCAAATTCTTTTGCTTCGTTATAAAACTCAAAAGCATTTTTATATTCCTCAGGCACTTCATTTTGCTTTCTTAACTTAAGATCAGCGTAGTATTTTTCTTTAGAATCATTAAAATAATTTTGAGCTTCAAAAAGTCTTTCTTTAAATGCAAGTTGTTTTGCTTTTACTTCAGAAGGCTCTGCCATTTCTTCGTCATAAGCAAACTCTTTTTGCATTAAAAAATTTATATCTTCATTGTCTAAATGAGGTTTTGTACTTTTTAAATATTCATATACTAGCGATGTATTATTCATTTTTGAATAGTCTCTATTTAGATTAACATAATCTTCTAAAGACCCTCCAGTATCATTCATAAAATCAACTAGCTTTTGAACATTTTCAGGTAGTTCGGTTCCAGTCTTTTCGGACTCTATAACCGCTTTTTCAATAGTATCTTCAAGTTCCTGAGTAACCTCTTCATTTGTTTTAGGCTCATCTTCAGTAATCTCTTCTAATACTACTTCTTCTTGTTTTTCTTCTTTTTGGACTTGGTCTTCTGTATTTTCGACCCGTACTTCTTCGTCCACTTTTTCGCTATCTCCGGGTGTTTCATCCACAGAAATCTTTGTTGTTTCTTGCTCTTGAACGGCATTATCTTCTTTTTTATTTGGTGGACTATCAACATTAACTCGATATACACCGTCTTCTTGAAAACCATAATTAGAATCTACTTCGCCTTTGTCTATTGCTTCTTGCAATATAGCGGCTTCTTTTTCTTGTGCTGATAGGTTTTCAGTTCCTTCTACAACTTTTGCTTCAATTTGTTCTTCCATGATATAATATAATATAATAATTTATTTTTTACTTAGGCTCAAACCTGGATAAATCAAATCCACCTAATACATCATTGCCTTTTGACTCAAAAGATTTTTTAGGTTTTTCTGTTCTAGGTGGCCCGGCTATAGAGCTAACTGATATTTTTTTATCAGCAATTCTTTCTTGTGTTTCCGATTGCTTGTCAACAAGTTCTTTTTGCGCAGAAAGCTCTAATTCTTTTAGCTTAACGTTTAAATCATATTCAAACTGCATTAATTCTTTTTTAGTTTGAGCTTCAAACTGCATTTTTTTAATAGCTAATTCATTTTCTGAAGTTGATATTTGCATTTTAGATTCAGTATTAATTTGTTGAGTTTGCGCTTTTGCTTTTTCAACTTCTATTTGCGCTGCACCTTGAGCTTCCGCTTGAGCTACAGCAGCGGCTTGAGAGGCTTGTTGATCAACCATTTGTTTTTTAAGTCTTCTAAACTTTAACAATTGGTTTGCTAATTTTATATTTCTAACTTCTCTAATATCAATAGCATCTTCTAAGAATATACTTTGTTGAGATAATGCTATTTGTATATTATTTTCTAAAGATTGTTTTTCTAATTCGTCTGGTTGCAAATCTAAAAATATACCAAAATCATGCAAATGCAGATTTTCTAATTCTTTTAGCGATCCTACAGTAAATTGCCCTAATGCACTTATAAACATTTCTCTAGTAGGATGGAATTCTAATATATCTTTAAATCTTAAAGAAATAGCTTCTGCCATTGTTTTTGTAATAAACATACTAGAATCTAATATATGGCGCGTTGCAACATTACTATTTGCAGCCGCCATTTTTTGTACGCCTACTAAAGCTTTAGGGTCTGGGTCAGAACCATCTCTTGCTTCATTTAAACCGGTAATATCTCTAATCATTTGCAAGTATTGATTATACGCACCAATTAATAATTGCACTTGATTACCACCACCGCCTGGAAGTTCTTGAATTGGAACTTTGCCAGGGTTTGGATCCCCTTCAACAGTTAACGATCTACCAATTATAGATCCTGTTTGAAAATACATATTTAATGCTTCTTGAGGATTATAGCTTGTGCCATTACCTAAATCAATTTCTGATAAACCATCAGCATCAATATATACCCCCGATGGAGTCATTCTTTGAATTGATTGCTGCAATTTTAAATGTGTTAATTGTATTAGGTCAGCATAAGGAGTCATTTTAGAAACTAATGAATCAATTTTACCCTTATACATTCTAGGAGCTGCTACCACATAATTCATCAATACTTTATTAGCATTAGATTGTGGTCTTATCATATTAGTTGCTTTATTCCATTTTAATAATTTATTTGCACCTAATATATATACACCTTCATAAATTACTTCTTGTGCTTTAGCAACTTTTTTGAACCTTGTTCTTTTATCTTTAGGAGGGTTAAAACTATCATCTTTCTCAATAGCCTTCTCCGCACCTGACGCAATTTCTTTAATTTTGTAAACATTATTTTCCCAGGTTTTCCAATTAAAATATAATATATTTACATTATTACCCGAATAATCGTTAGTGTCTTCTATTGAATAGTTTGTTCTGTAACTATTCCATCCTTCACTTTTTTTACTTAAGTCTTCTATATCTTCATCAGATAATTCTGGAAATTGTTTTTTTAGTTCATTTATTTTAGCCGTTTTAACTTCACCAAAATAATAACAATCTTGAAAATAAGGATCTTCTGTATATGACCAAACTAAATTAGCAGGGTCAACATAATTTAATTTAACACCATCTGTATTATTAAATGAATGCTTTGCAGCTCCAATTCCTAAAACGGCTATATCATAATCAATTCTAGGTTTTAAGCCGTCGTTATATTTATTTTGATTTAATATGTTTGATATAGCTTGTTCTTGGGCAATCTCTATTCCTTGTTTATAGTTAAGCTGCATATATAAATCAAGTTCTTCTGTAGAACCTGGCAGCTTTTCTTTTTCTATGTTTCTAACATTAGCACCTAACTCAGCCTGAATTAAATCAAGCATAGAGTTAGTATTCATATCTCTTTGAATACCATTAACATAAGCTGTTCTTTTACCAGTAGATATTGAATCTTCGCCTACGGCTCTAACACTATACAACCTATCTTGCATACCGTTTACTACTATATCTATAAATTTAGGTATAATAGGTACAGGTTTCCAATCAAGATTTAAATAAGATAAATCGCCATTAATAGCAAATTCATCTTTGTATTTTCTTATTGATTGCTCACCTCTAGCATATAATCTTAATCTATGAAATTCATCCCTTAAAGCATAATATCTTCCTTGTGAGCCACGACCCGAATTAAACCATTCTTGCTCTATGGCTTTTGCAACCTGCGTTCCATATTGAGCGCTTTTTTTCTCTGAGTCCGATACCGATTGACTAGGGAATTGAGAATAGCTTTTTTTAATTTTTGCCATATTTATTTAATTAGCATACTTCTGTTTCCTTCATTCTTATATTTAGAGAATGAAAAACTAAGTTTTTTTGTTGATCTTTCTTGTCTTGGTCTATATAAATGTTTTCTACAGGCCATTATAGCCAGTCCGCTACTTATTGAAGCATCGTGAGCTGTACGCTTTGATATATCAAATTTAGCCCAGTCTTCTAATGTTCTTTGAAAATACATATTTCCATAGTTATCTCCTAAATTACCTACGTTTTCTTCTATGTAGGATTCAATAGCAGCTGCATGCGCTTGTCTTATGTCCTCTGATGTATTAGGTATTCCACCCAATTCGGCTTCTGTTTTTGAAAGAGTGCCCTTCAATTTATCAGGCCGGTTCATAGAATAACCCCTATAACCTCTTCTTTTTAAATGGTATAATAATCTTGGTTTATTATTTTCCGCTAATATAGCCATACCATAAAAAACCATTGCCATAAGTACGTCTTCAAAAAATATTTCAGCAGTTTGTGGTCTTGCAATATATTCTAAAAAGAATTTACTGGAAGGAAAATTTGGGTCCATTGAAAAAGTTGTTAAACCGTGCAATGCTCCGTTTGATCCTCCGCCTCCAACTACGCCTGATATATCATATGAGTCGCAACCAAAATATCCAAATCCTTCATTACCAGGATATTTTATACCATTTTTTTCAATTACATTATTACGCAAGTGTTCTTTAGGCAACCAGCTAACTAGAAATCTACCATTTCTATTTGGTGTCCAAATAACCTCTGTATCTTTAATTCCATTTTTCCAAGAAAAACTACCTTTAACAACATAACCTTTCATTGCCATTTCTTCATTATAATCAATTTGTTCATATATTTTTGTAAGATTGAATAATGAATTTAATGTTTCGTCTCTAAAAGCATGCTTTTCAGATCTTGGAAATTGTCTATAATATTCGTTTAATGCATCAGCATCATTTTTGAGTCCTTCAACTTCATTTTCCCAGTGCTCAATAACCCCTGTGCGAATGATGCTGCCGTCAATTCCCTTAACCGGTTCTGGTGGTGTTTCGAATACAGGGTATCCATACTCATCAATGAATCCTTCGTAACCCCATTCCATAGGTATGAACAAAGCGTATAGTCCACTTGCAGTCTGGCCATTCTTATTTCTTTCTCTAACGTCTGAATCATAATATAATTTTTTAAAATTATCTCCACCTTTATTTAAGGCGTTGGACGTAGACCCCATCATACATTTACCAACAACTCTTGCTCCTAATCTTAAACAAGTTTTAGTTACTCGCCAGTTATTCAATATATTATCAGGACGTTCCCATTTACCGGATTCATCGTGAACTAATAATATTAGCTTTTCACCATCATAACTGTTATCTCCTGTATTTTTCCAATCAATAGTGGTATCAAGACCTTGACCAATTAGTTCGTCGTCTGTTTCCTTAAAGGTATTTCTTGTAAGTCTTCTTGAGGGAACTTTGTATGATAATTCAGTTTTAGGTCGCTCCATTCCGTCTTGTATTGGCTTAAAGAAGAATGGATAGTTGGTTGATATTGGTACAACTTTATCGGTAAACATTTTTTTAGCATCAGCTCCTGTTTTGGATAGTATACCAAACCGCGAGTCTCTTGATGTTGTAGCCACGTTAACAGTTTCTGATGATGCCATGAAGCTAAACCCAGACCGTCTATTTTTGAGATAGCACATTCCGTAACATCTATAATCGGCTTTGCACGCTTCCCAAAAATAATAAAATATTCTGTTTGCGTGTCTAAACTCTGGTGCTCCAACATCAATTTTTGTCCAGTTGAGGTACATATAGTGTGACCCTGTAATATAACACGGTTCACCGTTGCACATGAACCAGTAGCCATCATTACGCCTATTAAACTCAATATCAATATATTCGTAATATTGTTCTTTAGTTTCTTCAGAATGATGTTTGAATTCATGTACTGTTTTAATTTTATTAAGCGAACCCGGTCTTTCCCTTCTTATAAAAACTTGATCCTCTTTTTTTAATTTAGATCCGTTTATATTAATAGGAGTTTTAGGTATTGCTACCTTAAGACCCTGTATTTCGTATATCTCACCTATTGTACCATCTTTACTTATTACAACGCAATCAAGTTCTTCGTTGTATCCGTATTCGTATTTTTTATATTTATTTTTTCTTTTTACCTCTTTAGTATCAATGTGGTCTGTAATAATATTATATAGTGATTGCTTATACATTATTTTATTCTATCTTCTACACCTAAAAATTTTACAGACTCTTTTTTGTTTTCTTTTTTAGCGTCCGTTAATTCTTCTATTTTTTCTATAATTTTAAAAGAATCTTCTATTGCAACCCACTTTGCTTGTGCTGCTATTTTTGCTTTTTCTGGCTCTAACTCTACTAAATCTATTTTTTGCTTTATTACTTTTTCAAGTTCAACTAAAGCAACTTCAGCAGCATCAATTATTTTTTTGCGTCGATCCATATTTTAAAGTAACTTGATTTGATAAAATTCTATATAGTTTTTGATTATTTATATTAAACTCATATTCCGAATCAGGTGTAAACCCCACCACGTCTCCCGTGGCTAGTCCTAATGACTTTAAAAACGCATTGCTATACACAAGCTCTCCTAAAAGTTTTTTTTCTTTTACAGGCTCCCATTTTGATTCGTCTTGTAATGGCTTTACAAAACAATATTCATTTAAACAAAGCCAATCTTTATTTTTTTTGTATGCATATATCTGATCTGGAGCAACAAAATATTCATTTTCTCGTATAAAGCTTGATGAATTTTTTTCATTACCTCTTACATCAATCCATCTTCTAAATACATTGTGGTGTAATATTACCTCATCACCAACGCTTATATCGTTTTTATATAGTATTGGTATTGAAATTACTTTTCCTATTCTATTAACAAATTGGTAGTCTCTTTCTGTTATTTCAGTATTAAGTATAAGCTCTTTGTCTTCTATAGCTTTAGAGTTATTGTATCGGTTTTCAGTAGATATAATATAATTGTATAAAGATCTCATTAATAATCTAAATTGTATTCAACTGATACGGCCATGTTTTTATTAAAATGCTTCCACGGAAGAATTTCGTCATTCTTTTTTATAAATATATTATATGTGCCATCCTCTTCTAGTATGTCAGATATAATATGACCTCCATAAACCTCCTGTCCTACAGAATAATGCATAGCCTCATTTTTATAATCTTGGCCTATAGATATTTTTCTAATTAATTTCATTTTAATATTTTAATAAGTCCAAATTGAATTAACTCTATCAGGAGATAATCCAATATGAATAAAATTTGATTTTCTTGATATTCCTATTCTTCTACAGCCTAGCTTTATAGCTTTTGAAACTATTTCATAAACAGGCGGACCACCTACCGCAATAACATCTACAGCAAGACCTTCTGCATGTTCACCTGGTTTTTCCTTCTTAGCCTCAATAGGATGTTCAGGTGATCTATAACCAGAAGTAACTACAAGTTCTCTATCTAAAACTTTTTCAAGCTTAGACATAAACTCTATCATTTTAGGATCAAGATCTTCTAAATTAACATTTAAATTTGATTTTTTCATTACTTTTTAAATTTACCATATAGGTTTGTTAACGTATATACTATAGTTAATAAAAGTACAATGGTCTGTAATATGGGGTTTATCCCATCAATTAACGGCGAGCTTGCTATTAATGCTGTTACGTTTATTCCGTAAATTTTTAAATCTGTCATTATTTGTGTTTGCTATTTCCAAAAACTTTTTCAACTCCTCGCGAGCCAAAATAGCCTCCGATTACTATCGTTAATAAACCTGTTATGCTATCTAGCGGATAGCCCATATACCATCCTGCTACATAACTAATTGTTAAAAATACTAAAGTTAATGGCCGAACATTAGCGGCAAGCCAAGATCCTGAAGTTGCATCTGCAACCCAACGTCTTGTTGTGCCATCTATTTCGGCTCTTTCAATATCTAATTTTTTAAGAGCAATTTTTTTGTCTTCTTCGCTCATATTTGAGCCGCCTATAATAGCTTCAATAACATTACCCACGGGTGTATCGCCAGCTATTGCGCCTACGACGTTGGGAATCTTTTCTAATAAGAATTTCCCAACGCCGGTGTCTTTAAAACGTTTTTTAGCCATATTTAATTTTATTTAAATGCCATATATATAAAATCTCTACCACTTCCATCAACAGCTGAAAGCTGTCCTGGTGTTGTAAATCCATTTGAAACAAACGTAACATACAATGCAGAGTTGTTTATTGTATATTCAGCGTCTGGTAAATCAGCAAATAATATTCTTGAATTATTTTCCCTTCTCTTGTTGTCGTACATACACCAAGACTGCCCTGTATTTGAGGACTTAATAATAACAAAAGATGGTTTAAATCCTATGTTGTGCGTTCTTACCCCTGTACTTACTCCTGTATAACTCCCTATCTTACTATATCCTGCAACTGAATGGAAGCAGTAGGCGATGTAATCATCAGTAGCGTTCCAAGCGGAATTACCCTCTTGACCTACTGTTTGTGTGGTTTGAAATGTTGTTGATGTAATAGTCAAACCAAAATTTGCATCATCTCCACCAGCTTGGTCAAGTTGCATTCGAGTAAATAAACTTCCGCCGAATACCTGCCAATTTGTTGTATTATCTAAATTCTTGATAATTATAATTTCAGGAATATCATTAGTAAGTCCGTGTCCAACAGTCATTCCTGCT